CTTGGGTCTGCAGCCGCTAACCAGTTCAACGCTATTAATGGGGAGATGAACGAATATTACGCGGACTTGGCTCATTTACTCTTCGTCAAAAACGACACAAAAGCTTTCAAGAAAGCCTATCGCCAAATGGTTAGTGAGATGGGTAACAAGCACAATGTTAAGTTGTTTTTACAGGTTGCTGAAGGAAAAGCCGCGGGGGATATAGACCAGTTAGAGGTTGGTAGTATGGCTGAGGAAGGCTCTATTGAGTTGGTAGATGATATAGCGGAGGAGTTTGGAGAGACCCCTGACCAAAAGAAAGCTCTTCAATGGCTTATAACTAAGAACTTGATAAACTTTAAAGATATGGTCGAAAGTTTACCCTCTGGGTTCGCTTACAGAAAAGTGGGGGATAAGGGAGCAGGCATCACTGATGATGGAAGAAGCGTAAACGCCGATATTGAAGCAGAGTGCGCCAAAGGGGATGCGGGAGGAGTTTACTCTAGGCTCGCTGTTAATAAGAAGTACGATATAAAAGGAGACAGACAGACTGAGGACCCGGCTTGTTTTAGAGCTAGTGTTAAAGATGACAGAGGAGGTCCTTGGGTTGAGACAGGTAAAAGAAGCCAAGGTAAGCTTAGAGCTTTGGAGAATGAGGCTGTTAATGAGGTGCGGGACAAGCAAGCCGACTTTATCGCCCAAATAGCAAAGGCGGACGGGGTCGACCTTCCTGATGATTGGAGAACTCAAGCTGAGACTTTCCGTAGAAATGAGGTGGAGTACGTAGATGATATGATAGCTACCGTAGGACAGATAGACCCAGGAGCTTTAAAAGATGTTTCCGATACTAAAAAATCGAGCCTGGCATATGAGGAGCTAGAACGTTACTCACAGTTCTCAGATAAAGTAAAAGAATACAACAAAGAGAAAGACAAAAAGAAAAAAGCTCGGTTAAAAGCGGAGCTTCAGACCGCGTTTACTCAGGGATACAGGGCTAAAAATAAAAATAAGCCAGGAATGAGGTATAACATGGCTATTGAAGCGGCGGTCACAGGCATGTCCACTGAGAGAGAAGCGTTTGTACTTACTGGAGAACAAGGAACCTTTATGGGGCTAGAAAGCGACGTGGCTGGAGCGGCTGTTGGACAAATAATTGGTGGAGCTAAAATGGAGTTTACATCTACTAAAACAAAGTTTATGTCCGAAGAAGGTAAAGAGCTCTGTAATGTATCTTTGCGTAGAAAAGACGCTACTGCGTCTCAATTTCTTGTTATTAGTAAGGAGTTTGCACGCAGCAACTTAAAGCCAGTTTCGCCAACCGGTAAGAATGAGTCCCTACGCCCCGAAGACTTCGTCAGGCAGCTTCAGGAACTCATTAAGGGGATAGATAAAGTATCTTTCGTCTAGGACGAGCTCAGGCTTGACGCTGTAACGCTCTCCAACGATTACGAGAGCCATTCTACGGGTTTTTTGGTATATGACCATCCAGTCCTTCTTGGCGCTCTTAGCATCGCTCTGTGCTTGTTTGACGAAGGAGTGAAAATCGCTTTTCCTTTTAAACAAATCATCTATTTGAACATCATATCCGTTTTTGCATTCCACTACAAATGGGAAGTCTACGGGAGTTATTAAATCCCCCTGGATACGGAGATGGTCCGGGAGGTTTTTATGGGAGGTCGCGAACGCACCCGACCCGGGGGTACGGCTGAACTCTTTAGTTCCTAACCGTTCGTTAAGTATCTTGGCAATCTTTCTTTCAAAGGTACTGCCCTTGCGCTTACTGTTCACGCGCTTCTTTTTGGAGAATTCTCCAAAACCTAAAAGAGATTCGTATTTTTCTGACATGGATTACTATTATATTTTATGAAAGCCGATAAAGCAAAAATCACATTTGCCGTGAACGGCGAAACTTTTGGTAAATTCAAACTCCGAGAAGGAGATAGACGAATGAAATTATATATTAAGCTAAACAAAGAAGAAACCGAGCAATGGACAAATCTCAGTCGAGCTCTTACTGGTGGTAACGTGAGTAACGATACGCTCGCACGTATCATGTTCTTTAAAGGAATACATACGATTACTGCTGAACTCAATGAACGTGTGGAGAACATGACGGACGAGGAAAAACAAGCCGTGATGCAATCTATGACACCTGAACAAGCCGATGCCGCAATGGAGATGGCTGAAGAAGAGTTTGCTGGAGTAGATGACGATGAGAACACTGAAAAGGATAACAACTGATAAAGAGTTGAATGATGTCCTGAAGGACCGAAAGAAAAAGAATTTTTCGGTTCTTTATTATTCCACATGGGATAAGTGGTGCAATAGGATTTTAAAGAAAGCAACCGAGTGGGCTGCGCAAGAAGGAGACGAAATTGTCTACTTAGTGAACAGCTGGGATTTACCAGCTTCGTTCGCTTCGTTTTCGATAACGAGTGCTCCCTCATTGGTCCATCTTACGAATAAAAAAGTAAGGGTGGATGTCGAGTACCCAAAAATTTATAATTTTTTTCATGTTACTCCTCCAGAAAACTCTTAATTTTCTTATCACGGTAAATTGCTATCTTTTCCTGGTACTTTTTATTTTTAGTGTAAATAAGCTTCAGGTTATTAACTATAACAGTAGTGAAGTAGTTAAAGGCCGACCCCTTTTCTCGGGTAAAGTTTTTAAGAACTTTTAATGATAATACGAAACAGTCTTGTTTAGCATCATCGAAATCAACTTTAAATTTGAACGAGATAAGAATACTAGTGATAAGTAAATCTAATTGTTTGATTAACTCTTCTTCGTACTTCTCTTTATCTTCGAGATAGTTAAAAATAGTTTGCTCGAATTCTTTGTTGTTAATATAATGTTTCTTTTTTTTACGTTTCGCCATAACTTATGATAGATAATGGAATTAGATAAACTACTAGAAAATTTTGATAAAGATGAAAAATCAAAAGATTATTCATCCACAGATGTTGGTGATGAGAAGATTGTTTTTATTACAACTTGCCAATATCGTGAACGTGGGACATTATATGATTTTAACGACCACGAACATGCAATCATCACCACTCTTTTACAAAAGACTCCCCTTCCTATCGGACATTATCAGTTTATACCTGCCATACGTGAGCCCAATATATCTGAGGATGATTTAACCACGTCTGATTATAATGAGCACCGTCCTTTCCTTTTTGAGGATTTAGAGCAGATTCAACCAGAACTTATAATACCTTTAGGTAATGTGGCTATGAAGACCCTCCTGAAGAAGTCGGGACTGTTTAATAAGAGAGGTAAAGAATTTGAGTATGAAGGATGTCCCGTAGTTCCTACGTATGGAGCGGACTTAGTATTCTTAGAGCCTAAGTTACGCAAGCTGTTCGTTCAGGACGTTAATAACGCTTATGACAAGTTTATCTTAAACAAAAACCAGTTTGATGGTACTAACTATGTGTTATGTAAAACTATAGAACAGGTAAATGAGCAGCTGGACATCGCGGAACAATACAAGTCACTGGGCGTGGATATCGAGACCACCGGACTTGATTTCAAAAAAGATGAAATGTCCACCATTGCATTCTCCTATGGAGAGTCGCAAGCTTTTACTATTCCCATCCATCATCGGGAGAGTCCTTTTGATGATGTTGATATGAAGATAATAAAAGAGAGGTTGTCGGCATTGATGGAAAATAAAACTATTGAGAAAATTTTTCATAATTGTCAATTTGATATAAAATTCTTGATGACTTTCGGAATAAAAACCTTTAATAATATCGGCGACACAAAAATTATGCATTCTTTACTAGACGAGAATTTACCCCACGGTTTAATGGACCTAGTGAAAGAATACTTCCCACAAGAATTGGAGAGATTTTAATGATTACAGTTAATTATATTTGGTTAGACGGCTCCGAGGATATGCCTCAGCTACGTTCTAAAACTCGTGTATTTAAGTTTAAATACGAACTAGAAGACCTACCAGACTGGTCTTTTGACGGAGGGAGCACCTTCCAAGGGGACTTAGGTGATTCGGACCGAATCCTGACGCCTGTTAAAGTTTATGATGACCCTTTTAAAAAGAATAGCTATCTGGCTTTATGCGAGGTGCTTAACCCGGACGGGACTCCTCATAAATCAAATAAGCGTCGTGCTTTAGCAGAAATGATGGACAACGACACGTGGTTTGGGTTTGAACAAGAGTATACTTTGACGGACCCTATGCAACAACCGTTGGTTCCTGAGGAGATTACGCAAGGAGAATTCTACTGTGGTGTGGGTGCCGGTAGAGTGATTGGTCGCCTTGTGGTGGACGAACACCTGCAAAATTGTTACGATGCTGGCATCGCTTTATTTGGCACCAATGCAGAAGTAATGATTTCCCAATGGGAATACCAAACCCTTCCCAAGACAGCTTTGGAGGCTGCAGATGATTTGTGGATGTCTCGCTACATAGCCGAACGTGGCGCGGAGAAGTTTAATATGAGAATTTCGTACCACCCAAAAATTTATAAAGAGTTGAATGGTGCGGGGTGCCATGTGAATGTTTCTACTCCTGAAATGAGAGAAGATTATAAGGCTATTGAAAAGGCTATGCCCAAGCTAAAGAAAACTCATAAACAACACGTAGAAGTTTACGGGACTGGAAATGAGTTAAGATTGACGGGAGAATGTGAAACCTCGGACTATAATAAGTTTACATGGGGTGTATCTGACCGAGGTGCGAGTGTTCGTATCCCGGCACAAGTAAAGGCTGAGGGAAAAGGATATTTCGAAGACCGCCGCCCTGCCGCAACTTGTGACCCTTACCTTGTAACCGCTAGAATTCTAGAAACACTGAATTAAATGCTAACTGTAACCGATGGAGGAACACATGATTGGGCGAATATGCCGCTGGATGAAATGGCGTTGGGCAATGCTATGGACGCTGATTTCACTTTACGTGCGCACTCCCAAATGGCGTCGCAAATGAGAAGTAAAGGGGTAGACCACGTCTACTCTAAGCTTCTTAAAGAGATTCTGGTTGTTGCCTCTAATATTGAACATCGAGGAATACTTGTTGATAACGATTGCGTGTCTAGGTTTGATGAGCTTCTTTCCCTGGAGATTGAGGAGTTAGAACAGAAGCTATCAGAGCTCTCAGTAATAGATGGGGTAAATCCTAGGTCTAATGCGGATATGGGGTTACTTCTCTTCTCTAAAGAAGGTTTCGGGTTAAGGGCGGTTGAGTTTTCTAAAAAAACAAAAGCTCCTTCTATTGCTGAAGCTCACTTGCAGAAGGTTGCGGCTACGGCGACTGGAGACGCCAAAGAATATATTGAATTACTTTTAAAATACAAATTCAGGGTTAAGCAACACAAAACTTATGTAAAGGGGGTAGAATCGGCTGTAGCATATAATGAAGACGGGCGAGTTTACTCTAGTTATAATTTTGGGAACGTTGTAACTGGACGGCTGAGTTGTTCTACTTACGCCGCTGGACCTAAGAAAAAGAAAGGGATTTCTTTTCATACGCTTCCTCGTCCCGATGAGAAGGACGAAGTAAACCTAAGAAGTATGATGAAAGCGGACGACGACAAGGTGTTCCTCGCCGCTGACTTCTCTCAAGCTGAGCTTAGAGTCCTGGCTCAGTGCTGTAAAGATAATAATCTAATCGAAGCTTTTAACTCGGGACAGGATTTACACAGCTTCACAGCGTCCCTTGTATTTGGTAAGGACGCAAGGGATGTTACTAAACAAGAGAGGCAGATTGCCAAGAGCGTCAGCTTTCTTATTGTGTATGGAGGGGGTCCAAATAAACTAGCGGAACAGATAGGTAAGGACGTGGGATATTGCAAAAATATTTTTCGCGCTTACCAAGATGCGTTCCCAAAAGTATTTAAATGGATTAACTTCGTACATAAGTTTGTGAGGGAAAATGGATACGCAGTAAGTATTTTTGGACGAAGGAGACATCTTCCTAACGTAAAGAGCCCCAATAGAAAATATCAGTATAGGGCATTACGTCAAGGAATGAACTTTGTAATTCAAAGTTCGGCGTCCGACCTCATGCTACACTCTATATTACGTCTGCAGAAATATCTAGCTCTTACTAAGTTAGATGCGCAGATTCTTGCCACTGTCCATGACTCCGTCGAGGTTCAATGTTCTAAAAAAGATATGAAAAAGGTTATTGAGCTTATGAGATATGTTCTTGAAAGCACCGAGGACTTTAAGACGTTGTACGGGTTGGATTTTGTTGTTCCGTTTGTTGTTGATGTAGAAGCAGGTCGCTCCTTTGGCGATTTGATTGACGCTGAGTTCTCTTCTGACGGACACCTGCTTAATACAGCAGAGATTTTTGATTATGTTAAAGACTAGTAAAGTCGTTATCCTGACTGATTTGCATTTGCGTGCAGACTACTTCCCAGGATTTTTAGACAAGCAAGTGGAGACTCTTCTTCATTTAGCGAACCGCAAACCATGCTCCCACGTAGTTATTAACGGAGATGTGTTTGAGCGGAGGAACCCTAGAAGCGAAGAACTTTTAGCGTTTGGGTATCTTTTGGATAATATTAAATGTAAAAATATTATCGTAAATAGGGGTAACCATGACACTCTGCGCAAGGATGGAACATCTGATACCATCCTCTCTCTATTTTCTGAGAAAGCTCGTATCGTAAAGGACACCGAGACTATCAGAATTGGGGACGTTAACTTTGATTTCATCCCTCATTACGAGGATGAAGATAGAATCATCGCTGATTTAAAGAAAACTAAGAATCCCGTGTTCGGGCATTTTGGGTTTGATGGGTGTGTTTCTAATGGACATTATGCTTATGAAGCTAGGGTAAAGAAATGGCACTTTAGAGGAAAACC